ACCGAAGAAAAAGACAATATATTTGCCACCACACTTGAGGATGATTACAAAAACTTTGTCGATGCAAATGAGACAAGGCTAGACGAAATGTTCCATGAAAAACATGAATTTCAAACCAGCGTACGTGGCTTGAAAGTGCGAGGATGTTATGCAAGCCAGCAAGAGGCGGAGCTACGATGCAAAATGTTGCGTGAGATGGATCCAAATCACGATGTTTATGTGGGTCCGGTTGGACTTTGGATGCCGTTCCACCCAGATGCGTACAAAACGGGGCGTGTGGAGTATCTCGAAGATGAACTAAATCGATTGATGCACGAAAAGCAGCGCAATGAAACGACGGCAAAGGTTGAATTCGAGAAGCGTGTCAAAGATACAAAAACCCGGGCCATCGAGGAAAATAAGCAAAAGGCCCTAGAATCGGGCAATCTTTTGTCGCAAACCATCGACAAGCAAGGCCAACTCAAAAACGTGCTTTTTGAATCTGAAAACATCATCAATGCTTAGTTCTACAAAATTGATGTAAAAATAATATATCATACTAATGTAAGTAACCATGCCCAAAATGAAATGTGCATTCCCTGACTGTAAACACAAAATCAAAACGGCGGAAATCGTACTTGGTACGTGTCGTTGCGAGAAGGTGTTTTGCTTGCAACATAGACTCCCCGAGTCGCATGATTGCCAAGTGGTATTTCAATTAAACAAAGACAAATTTATAAAAGAAAATAAATGCGTATCAATAAAAATCGATGCTATCTAATTACCATCTACTTTTTTTTACGCTTATTTTGGAAACGTTTTTTTTGCTTGAGTTGGGATCATAGGCCACTTCTTCTTCGTCGTCAGACCCGAGGCCTTGTGATATTTCCCAGAATTCTTTCGATCCTAATTTAAAGTCGGTGTGAGGTTCCGCCTTGTACCAAAAAATCTGGTCGGTCAACTTGTTAGACTTGGCATTATTATTAACGACGAGGCATTCAAAGTTTTCGGTGCATTGGTCCATCACCTGACAAAAGCTTTCAAACGTTGGAAACATCCCCGCATAATTTTCCCAGATCCGTTTTCTATTTGATATGTATGGTTCTCGCAGTATAAAAACATAGTCGATATTGGTGCGCAAATTGGGCGGTATGCCCAACGGATATTGCATGGTAATAACAAGCATAATTTTCCAATGACGTCCGTTCATGAAAAGGAGCCGCATCATTTTGTCTTTTGTCCAGGTGTTGTCAAACAAGCAATCGTCCAAAATAACAAAAGCACGAGGATCAATATTTGACTTTTTATAGTTTTCTATCTCTCGTTTTACTTGTTTAAGTACCGTTTTTTGTCTTTTTAAAATATTATCGATGATTGCAGTGTTATACTCATCGTGAATAAATAGCTTGGGTACGTGTTGTCCATAGAAACCGTTGCCTGCTTCTGTGCCTGAAATTACGGTTCCGATTGGAATATCTTGGTGATAATACAAGAGATCACGCACTAAATAACTTTTGCCTGTATCACGACGTCCTATAAGAACAACAACGGGTCCTTTATTTTCGTCAGATTTAAAACTAATTTGCGACATGTCAAATTTTTTAAGTTCAAGTGTCATTTAGAAGGCGGCTAGATAAAAGCCGTCCTCGAATAGCGCATAGGTTTATTTAGACAAAAATATTCTCGTGGCGTATTTAAATATAATGGAATTGTCCTATCGTAAAGAAACCGACGATTCCATATTTAACAGCGTTGATATCATGGGGCTAACCACGCCGCAAAACTACATTCCAATTTATACTACATATTTTGCACTAAATGAAAATAATTACAATAAGATTACCCTTAATCAAAAACGAGTGTTAGAGAGAATTGTTAGTCAAAAATCAAACAACATATATGTGTGTTTTGTTGACGGCGTTCAACAAGAAGTATACTTTAAAGAGTCTCCTTTACTCGATCCTATAAAATACATGACAGGCAAATATGATATCGAAAATGAATCTTTATTTACGTTACCTTCTTTTACGGGTGTTTGCGAGTCGAAAATTGCCGATCCCAATAATGCATCATATGTGGATGGTTTTTTTGCGTATCTCTCTAGCCAGTTACTACATGAGCATCAGTTTATCCACGGTCTTGATTTTTATGGTTCGTTTTTAGGAATCAAGCAAGATTATTACATTAATATTAGCGATGACGTAGACATTTTGGAAGATTCGGCGTTTTTCCAAAAAAACAATGGATCGCTGTTTTATTTTGAAGGCTTTATAGAAGGTGGCACGGGCACACGAAACAATCGTTCGCCTTTGTTGATTTCTACCACACCGAGTTGCATCGACGATATAGTGGAAATATCAGCCACCGAAGCGTCCGATCATTTATCGGATGGCAATATCCAAACGATTTACTCTAGTGACAGTCAGTCAAAGGGCGACAGCCAAACCGAGGGCGACAGCCAAACCGAGGGCGACAGCCAAACCGAGGGCGACAGCCAAACCGAGGGCGACAGCCAAACCGAGGGCGACAGCCAATCGGAAGGCGACAGCCAATCGGAAGGCGACAGCCAATCGGAAGGCGACAGCCAATCGGAAGGCGACAGCCAATCGGAAGGCGACAGCCAATCGGAAGGCGATAGTCAAGCCGGAGAAAATAGCCAAAGCCATTCGGAGAGCGATAGTTCGACAATGAACAGTGAAATCGCATTTGTAAAAATACCCAAATATCCGATACAATCAATAGCGCTTGAAAATTGCGACGATACGCTCGACCACCTATTACTCCAAAACGATGTAGAAGATGAAGAATTGGGTTCACTTGTGATTCAAATTATCATGATTCTTATCACATATCAAAAGGCATTTGATTTTACACACAACGATCTTCACACTAGTAACATTATGTATAATCATACAGACAAACAAAATATTTGCTATAAATACAACGACAGGTACTATAAAGTACCCACGTTTGGCCGCATTTATAAAATCATTGATTTTGGACGTGCAATTTACACGTTCAAGGGTTCTAGAATATGCAGTGACAGTTACCATTTCCAAGGTGATGCCGCAACTCAGTATAATTGCCAACCATATTATAACGAGTTTAAACCGACCATCGAACCTAATCCTAGCTTTGACTTATGCCGATTAGGGTGCGCCCTTTTCGATCTGCTCGTCGACAATATTAAAAAAATCGACGAAGAAAGCGAAATCGTACAGTTGATTGTTAAATGGTGTTTAGACGACAAAGGGCGCAATATTTTGTACAAGAAAAACGGAGACGAACGGTATCCCGATTTCAAGCTATATAAAATGATTGCTCGCACCGTCCATCAGTGCATCCCACGGGAAGTAATCAAAGACGAATATTTCGAACAATACTTGGTGAGCAAAAAGAAAATCAAAAATCAAAAATATATCAACATTGATGTGATACCCGATTATACGAAATAAAATTGAAAATGCAACAACATTTTTGCAACAAAATAGCCCATGTACCTGAAATATATTTGGAACTCTATAAAACTGTACCTTTTATGGAGTTTCGTTCACTATGCTTCGACGAATCTTTATCAGTATTATTGCGCAAATCGTACTCTTTGGGGGTTTATTACATCGTCGATCGCCACGCAGTATCCCCACTGTAAGGCGTTGGGGTGGATTCAAACCGTATCCGTTAAAACGCTCGAAAATTATTGGGCGGTATTTGCCATTTATCTCGTCGGCAAAATAACCGGTGTATTGGGCGGCGTAAAGTAGTTTAGAATGGCGGTTTCTCGACAAATGCGGCCGTCGTTTTTTTTATTTCGGATGGGTTTACATTATCTATAACATATAGCCCAGAGACTGCACTGGCATAAACAACAAATAATTCACGACTAATTTCTTTGACATTTTTTGGTGTTTTACTGATATACCGGATATCAATAAATTTAAGAACTGCATAAACAACGGCAATAACGCTGGCGTTTATAAAATAGTGCTCCATGACATACTATTTTATAAATGAATCATTTTTTGGACGCAACTAAAGAACCTCGATTATATCTGATAGATCGACAATATCGTTATTTACATTATCACCGATTTTGATTTTATCCTCGTCTTCTTCCTCTTCCTCGCTCCGAACTTTGGCCAACTTTTCTAAATGCTCAATGTCTTTGGGAGCCGAAATGGTTGTTTCGACTCCGCTTACATCCATGGCTTTGTCTGTATCTGTGAAAGAAATATGGGTCGGTGGCGCATTGGAGACCGAGACGGGGGACGAAGCAGGCGTGGGCATAGGCGCTGCAGGCAATATAGGAGTATGTCCGGGCACCGCAGGCATGTTTAATTCGGGCGCAGGCGCACTCGTTGGCACAAGCGCAGTCGTTTGCACAGGCGCAGTTTGAGGCACAGACGGCACAGTTTGAGGCACAGACGGCGCCGCAGGCAATACGGGAGTATGCCCGGGCATGGC